GACCTGTTGTGCTGCTACCTACGTTACCAGTACCTGTTAGGGTAATAGCATGTCCGTTGGTTAGAGTACCTGGTGCGTTAGCTGAGCTATTCTGAGATCCTGCAGTTGTCAATGAGACACTACCGAAATCTAGGTATTCGGATCCTGTGCCAGCGATATCACCTTGTGTCCATGACTGAGATAAGGAGAATGATCCTGATCCAGACTGGGATGCTGTGATGGTGCCTACTGTGCCAACACCTGTTGATGCACTGTAAGTATTAAATCCGATACCATTTGCAGTTGCACTTGATGCACCTGTTGCAGTATGAGATGTAGTCACGTTTGAACCTGAGATGGAATATGAGTTTCCAACTCTTGAATACGTTGCTTGCTGTGCATCAACGGTGTGTTGCAAACTTGACTGATGTCTAGTTGACAATCCACCTGCATTAGCAGCCGATCCTAGGGACAATGCCATAATAAAGAATAATGCTTTCTTCATTTTATCCTCTTTGGAGGGGGTCTATTGTATTTTTATTTAGCATAGTTTTTATTACGGTTTTCTGTAACAATCGAGACGGTAGTCACCATATGCAGTTACATTACTTCATGGTTAAATAGTAGTGTCGCCTTCGGGGACACAAACTAAACTCGCTTTTAAAGGAGAATTATGAAACTAACTAAGTGGACATCTAAGGATGTCGATGCAATCTTTGATGCAGCAAATCGCTACAGTGTAGGGTTTGACGATCTATTTTACAGACTACATGCGTATGGAATGGGGTCTCCACAAACTCAATACCCACCATATAATATTGTCAAAGAGTCTGAAGAGACATGGAGAATTGAATTAGCACTGGCAGGATGGGATCCAAAAGAAGTAGAGGTCTCAACAGAGACTAACGTGCTTCTAGTCAAGTCAGTAGATAAAGACGAGACAGATAGTCAGGAGTATATCCACAGAGGTGTGGCACAGAGGTCATTCGCACGAGGATTTAACCTCAGTGATGATGTAAATGTTGGGGAAGTTAAATTCACTAACGGATTACTATCTGTTACCCTAAACAAGGTGATACCTGATCATCAGAAACGAAAGGTATACGATATCACTTAATATTATGGAGGTGCTTGACACCTCCTTTTTTTATGATAAGATAAATAGGTCACTAGACTTTCTAACATGAGTATTAAAATTGCTAGAATGGCAAACGGCGAAGATGTAGTTGCCGACATTAAAGAAGTAAGAGATAAAGAGGGTGATGACGCTCGTGTCCTTGCTTATGAATTCCAAGATGCATTTTCTATTCAGTTGGAAATGAATGAAAAGGATTTCCTTGTCGAAGAAAAAGATAATCCACTGGGTGATATTCGTATGAGATTTTATCCATACTTCCCACTAACAGTAGGGGCAAATTTTATTTCTTTGCAACATGTTGTAAGCATTGCTGACCCCCATTGGGAAGTTGTCAAGCGTTATGAAGAAGCATTGACCACTATTAAAAAATCGAAACCACAAAAAGATGATGTTAAAGTTGATTATTCTGAAGTCCCACCCAACGGCATTCTTGTTGGGTGACCTTGTGGAATTGGATGAGGAGCCTAGTTACCTCATACAAAACTGCCACTTAGTATCGGACGAAGGACTGAGAAAGTATCCATACTACAGTGATCAAGACGATGTATTCATAGCAAGTGAGGATGTATTGACTGTTGTTGATCCATCACCTGCGGTTGCGAAGAAGTATCTAGTCATGCTAGAATCAAAGACCGAGAAGAAAGACACAGATGAGTGATTTTTATACTAACGTAATCATCTTTGGTGATACTGCGTTGGTAAGGGGATATCGAAACGGTGAGCGTGTGCAATACCGTGAGAAGACATCCCCTTCATTGTTTCTAGTGCCTGCTAATCAGTCGAAGAAGTCAAAATATAAGACATTAGATGGTAGATATGCACATAAGAAACAGTTTGATGGTGTCCGTGATGCAAGAGACTTTCTGCAGAGATACTCTGATGTAGAGGGCATGGAAGTGCATGGGTATGAGAGGTTTGTATTCCAACATATCGCTCAGAAATACCCTACTCGTGTCAACTATGACATGAAGAAGATGGGTATATGGACTATTGATATTGAGGTTGCATGTGAGAATGGTTTCCCTGATGTAGATGCGTGCCAAGAGGACATGCTATGCATTACCATGAAGAATATGATGACTAAGAAGATCATCACATGGGGGACAAGAGAGTATACTCCACCCAAAGAGGTAGAGTATCGTGTGTTTAACACTGAGCATGAGATGCTACAGGATTTCCATAAATTCTGGGTGCATAATACCCCTGATATCATCACAGGATGGAATAATAACTTCTATGACATGCCTTATATCTGTCGTAGGATTGAAAAGATTTTAGGTAACAAGTGGATGAAGAGTTTGTCCCCTTGGAATGTAGTAAAAGAGCGTGCAATAACTGTACAAGGACGGACTAATCTTGTCTATGATATTCTTGGTGTCACTATCCTAGATTACCTTGATCTATACAGGAAGTTTACTTATTCTGCACAAGAATCATATAGTCTAGAGCATATATCCACTGTTGAATTGGGGGAGCATAAACTAGACCACAGCATGTATGAAAACTTTAAAGACTTCTATACATCTGACTGGCAAAAGTTTGTAGATTATAACATCCATGACGTTGAGTTGGTTGATCAACTAGAAAGCAAGATGAAACTTGTAGAGTTGGCAATCACTATGGCATACGATGCTAAAGTAAATATCGATGATGTATTCTCACAGGTAAAGATGTGGGATACTCTCATCTATAATGACCTGAGTGCAAAGAATATTGTTGTGCCCCCTAAGCATACAGCAGAGAAGGACGACAAGTATGCAGGTGCATATGTGAAAGAGCCTGTGCCAGGTGTGTATGATTGGGTGTGTAATTTTGACTTGAATAGTCTATATCCACACCTTATTATGCAATATAATATCTCCCCTGAGACACTTATAGACGAGAGACATCCACAGGTATCAGTAGAGAAGATTCTTAACAAGGATTTTGTAGCACATAAGGAGTATGCAGTCTGTGCTAACGGTGCTCAGTATCGTAAAGACATACATGGATTCCTCCCTAAGATAATGCAGAAGATATATGATGAGAGAAAGATATTTAAGAAGAAAATGATTGCCTGCAAACAGAAGTTTGAGGAGACAGGTAACACTAGTCTATTGAATGATATATCCACATATAATAACATTCAAATGGCAAGGAAGATACAACTTAATAGTGCCTATGGTGCTATTGGAAACCAGTACTTCCGTTACTACAACTTGGCAAACGCTGAGGCGATTACTTTGTCTGGTCAAGTCTCTATCCGTTGGATAGAGAATGAGATTAACAAGTTTCTAAATAAATTATTAAGCACCGAAGATAAGGATTATGTTATTGCTAGTGATACCGATTCCATTTATTTGCATATGGGTCCTCTGGTTGAAAAAGTATTCAAGGACAGAGAGAAAGGCGATAAGGACGTTGTTAGGTTCCTTACGAAGGTGTGTGACGTGGAATTTGAAAAGTATATTCAAAATTCTTACGAAGAATTGGCAACCTATGTAAATGCCTACGAGCAGAAGATGTTTATGAAGAGAGAAAACATCGCTAATCGTGGTCTATGGACAGCAAAGAAGAGATATATTTTAAACGTATGGGACAGTGAGGGTGTCTTGTATAATGAGCCTACCCTAAAGATCATGGGTATTGAAGCAGTTAAGTCTTCAACACCATCATCATGTCGTGGTGCCCTTAGGGATGTCCTTAAACTCATGATGAATACAGATGAGAAGGAGGTGCAGCGTTTTGTCAAACAGTTTGAGAAAAAGTTTAAGTCACTACCTACAGATGAGATTGCATTTCCTAGGTCATGCAACAACTTACAAAAATATCACCACCCTAAGAAGTTGTATGGAGCACATTGCCCCATTCATGTCCGAGGTGTGCTATTATATAATAACTCTATCAAAGAGCAGAAACTTACACACAAGTATCCCCTCGTAAAGGAGGGTGAAAAGATCAAGTATGTCTTCCTTAAGACACCTAATAAACTTGGTCGTCATGGGGAGAAGGGTGACTTCCAAAACGTCATCTCTTTCTTTAGGACTCTACCTCCCGAGTTTAAACTCGAGGATTATATTGATTATGATATGCAATTTAATAAAGCATTTCTTGATCCACTTACCGTTATCCTTGATCAGATCGGATGGTCTGCAAGGAGACGTGCAACACTAGAAGCAATGTTTGGTTAATTATGACAAGTAGTTTTTTTACTGAAATCGTAAAGGAGATTGATAATGAATATGCAGCAGTTGCCAGTGATGGTATCTCTGCAGGTGACATTACTCAGTATGTTGATACTGGATCTTATATACTCAATGGTTTATTGAGTGGCAGTATCTTTGGTGGTCTACCTTCTAATAAGATCACAGCACTAGCAGGTGAAAGCAGCACAGGTAAAACATTCTTTGCCTTGAGTGTTGTCCGTCACTTCCTAGAGACTGACCCTGATGCAGGTGTCATCTATTTTGAGTCTGAATCTGCTATCAGTAAGCAAATGATTGAGTCTCGTGGTATTGACTCTAAACGTATGATCATTGTCCCTGTTACAACAGTGCAAGAGTTTCGTACACAGGCAGTCAAGATTGTAGATAAATATCTGAAGCAAAAAGATGATCGCAAACCTCTTATGTTTGTGTTAGATTCTTTAGGTATGCTATCTACCTCAAAAGAGATTGAGGATACTGAAGCAGGTAAAGAAACTCGTGACATGACAAGAGCACAGATATTAAAAGGTGCCTTTAGGGTGTTGACATTAAAGTTAGGTCTTGCTAATGTACCTATGATCGTGACGAATCATACTTATGACGTCGTTGGATCATATATCCCCACAAAAGAAATGGGTGGTGGTAGTGGACTAAAGTATGCTGCTTCAACTATAGTATATCTTTCTAAAAAGAAAGAGAAAGACGGCACTGATGTCGTTGGAAATATTATTAAAGTCAAGGCAGCAAAGTCAAGACTTACTAAAGAAAATACACAAGTAGAAACTAGGTTATTTTATGACGAACGAGGTCTTGACAAATATTACGGACTACTGGAGTTGGGTGAAAAGTATGGAGTCTTCGAGCGGGTTGGGAATCGTTATCGCATTGGCGAGTCTAACGTATATCCTAAATCAATCCTTGCCGATCCAGAAAAGTATTTCACCAAAGAAATAATGCAAGCACTAGACGAGAGTGCACAAAAAGAATTCAAGTATGGAGAGTAATCTAAAGGACTTTATCAGAGTATATGACAATGTGCTCGACCCAAACGTATGTAAGAATGCTATCAAACTCTTTGAAGAGAATGAAGGAGCACAAGATCGTTGGGAGCAGTCACATAAACCTCAATTCACACAGATGAATGTCACCCTTCTCGCTGAGAAGGAGGGCAACCAACCATGGGGTGTCATACAAAATGAATTAATAAAGTCTATTCAATCAACATCTGAATCATACATGCGTGATACAGCATGCTCACCATTCTGGCCACCCAAGAATAGTATTGAGCAGATCCGTATGAAAAAGTATTCGGTTGACACTGAAGATCGATTTGATATTCACATTGATGTGGGTGACTATGCTACAGCACGTCGCTTCCTTGTTATGTTTTTCTATCTTAATACTGTAGAAGAGGGAGGTGAAACATCATTCCCTAATCTAGAGATGAAGATCAAACCTAAACAGGGTAGTGTGTTATGCTTCCCTCCTCTATGGATGTATCCTCATCTCGGTGAGCAACCTATTAGTAATGACAAGTACATTATAGGCACCTACTTACACTATCAATAATGCCAGGTATAGAAGAAATTGTAATTAGTAATCTGATTCTTAATGCAGATTACATGAGAAAGGTCTTACCTTTTATTAAGGAAGAATACTTTGAAGATATATCACAAAAGGTGGTATTCAATGAGGTATCTACCTTCATCTCTGACTACGACAACATTCCCGAGCCTAATGCTATCGCTCTAGAAGTTGAGAAACGTAAAGATTTAACAGAGGATGCTGTCAATACGGTGTTAGATATACTTAGAGGACTAGATAAGACAGAATACAACGAAGAATGGTTACTTGATACCACAGAGAAGTGGTGTAAAGAGAGAGCGATTTACAATGCTCTTATGGAGTCCGTCCAAATTGCTGACGGTCAAGATAAGACTCGCAATCAAGAAGCAATTCCAACTATCATGTCGGATGCACTTAGTGTTTGTTTTGATGACCACGTTGGACACGATTACATTGAGGATTCAGAGTCAAGATATGACTTTTATCACAGAAAAGAAGAGAAGATTCCGTTTGATCTCGAGTTTCTTAACAAAATCACTAAAGGTGGTTTACCTAATAAGACTCTTAATATCGCACTTGCTGGTACTGGTGTCGGGAAGTCTCTATTCATGTGCCACATGGGTAGTGCCTCGCTCTTGCAAGGCAGAAACGTACTCTACATTACACTTGAAATGGCAGAGGAGAAAATTGCTGAGCGAATTGATGCTAACCTCCTCGACCTCCCTATCCAAACCTTAAGCGATCCTTTATTCAGTAAAGGAAAGTATCAGTCTAAGATAGAAGGACTGTCACAAAAGACACAAGGTCGTCTTGTCATTAAAGAATACCCTACAGCGTCAGCACATGTTGGACATTTCAAGTCACTACTCAATGAGTTGTCACTTAAGAAAGGTTTCCATCCTGATATTATCTTTGTAGACTATCTAAACATATGTGCGTCTTCAAGATACAAAAATAACATAGTAAATTCGTATACCTATGTCAAAGCAATCGCAGAAGAATTACGAGGACTCGCTGGAGAATTCAACGTACCCATCGTCTCCGCTACACAGACCACAAGGTCTGGTTATGGGAGCAGTGATGTCGAGCTTACCGATACTAGTGAGTCTTTCGGTCTACCTGCTACTGCTGATCTTATGTTTGCACTTATTGCTACCGAAGATCTAGAAGCCATGAATCAAATCATGGTCAAACAGTTAAAGAATAGATATAATGACCCTACAGTTAACAAGAGATTCGTTTTGGGTATTGACAGATCGAAGATGAGGCTGTATGATTGTGAGCAGAGTGCTCAAGATAACATTCTTGATAGCAATCAAGAAGAGTTTACAACTGATACCAAATCTAAATTCCAAGGTTTTAAAATATGAAGGTTAATCCTGGCGGTTTCGCTCCTGCACCTGATACAGGTGGTGGTGACGACATCCAAGACAAAGCAGAAAAGTTTTCTAATGCAGCAACTGATGCTGCTGAGAATTTTGAGCAGGCAGCAAAAGACGCTGCAGCACAGGCACCTAAAGATGCTAAAGAAGTTGCTAACGATCCACGTTTCAACAGTGCATACAAGACCAAGCAAAAGGTCAGAAAGAAAATGGCAGAC